CGAAAATATATCTCTACCTGAAGACCTATCAATGATTTTTGTGATAGCTACATCTATCATATCAAGATCTCCCCAAGCCGCAAAACCTTGACACTTACGAAGCGAATTCATTATGGGATACATGACAGTTCCACCATGAATCACCTCTGCTTTATCAGTCATGAAGAGCGTACGATCTCGCGTACGCTTTCCATGCGCTTGGCCTCTCCAACCAAGTACGGCTGGATATATCTCCTCCCATGAAGACAGAGTTTGTGCTCGTTCAGCGTACTCCCCAAGTAAAGCATCATCAGTTACATAGTGTGGCAATCCTAATAATTTATTCTTTGGCACACTATTAACCGATGCATCAAACGATAGTGGCCTTACACTTCTGGAGGGTAACAGGTTCCTTACCTTCATAGTGGCATAATCATAAGCAGCGGAATTTGGCTCCCAACTCTGCTTCTGATATGAAAGAACATCTTCCTCTCTGTCAGCGTATGCACTACGCATTGATTGAGGCCCCACTTTAGGGATTTCCTGCCGATCCATCCAGTTAACCTCCTCATGTTCACTTGAACCTATCTTCTTACTTAACTCTTCGATAAGCTCTTGCCGCGGACGCGAGTTCCATAGGGGTGTCCTTATGTCTCTCAAGTCCTCCGATTCGGTTCGGTGTAAGTGAGCTGCCAAATTCTTCTTCCCACTGTCGGGGATGGGAAGTTGAAAGTCAAGACGGGCAACCCATTCTAGAAGATCTTCGTTATACACGTTTCACTCCTCTTTTTGCTTGCTCCAAAAGAGATAAACATTCAGGAGGAACTGAACTGTCATCTCCAGAAGCTAACGCATCTTTAACAATTGCAATACAGTATTGTGCGACTAGTTCTCTAGGTCTCCCTGAGCTGCCACCCCCGACCTTATGACCAAGTACTAGTGAAGTAGCTTTAGAAATAGGTACCTGAGCAGCTTTTTCAATATTTTCGACCATTTTCTTTATAGAATTCAGACCAGGAATAACTAACGTAGGGTAAGCTGAAGAAGCATCCTTTACATCTGCTACTACCTCCTCAATCTCTTCAATCTGTTCTTTCACTTCATCTGGATAGCCACTTTTAACATAAGAAATAGGTGGCTGTGGTGATGGTAGTGACGCTTCATCTATAACAGAAGAATACGGATCTGTAAAGGACGATTGTTTTAATGTATCTGGTACC